ACCCAGCTTGATTCACTGGCATGAACTTGCAATCTTTCTAGTTTAGCTCGGCTTATTGCCCAACTTGTATTACCGTTTGGTCCGCGATTAGCACTAACTGCGGCATCGTACCATTCTGGTTCTGAGCCACGAATAACACGAATAACAATACCGCCTGTTTTTTGAATACTTTTAATTTCGTTAGGAAACCGGCAGTCACTAATAACTATATCGTCTTTTGAGTTTCGTAGTTTATTCTCTAATGCGGCAATCCATATATCGTCATGAAATGCCCGACGACATACTTCAGTGCCCCAGTGTTGCAATACCCAACGAGGAGTAAGATTGGGCATATTTAAGCGTTGGGCCCACCATGGATCAACCTGCTCACGCCACTCACGACTTTGTCTTGTGCGTCCTTCTAGCATGTCTCTTTCCCATCCAAATACATAAGCTACTGCATCTTTAAGACTGTTAGCAAATGATTCTCTACGAAATTGATGTATGTTAACAAGATAATCAGCAATAGTATCTTTTCCGCTTCCAATGAAACCACATACACCTATGATCATATCAGTTCCTTTAAAAAATCTAGTTCTAATTTTTCTACCTTATTTACTGGTATATCAATGCTAAATTTAAATTCATTCAAAAAAGGAAAATAATTATCGCATAAATCGCCCCAATCATTGTTTAAATCAAATGTTTGATTGTCCAATGATCTTTTTCTTTTTATTGCACCTATTGCTTGGTCATGAGATTCAAATACTATACGAATAATTTTGGCGTTATTAAACAATAGTGATAATTCATATAACACGCGATATTGAGTATAATGGGTTAAAATTAAATGTGTATTATTATGTGTTTTTTTTGGAATAGTGTTTGAGTTTGCTAATATTTTTTTTATTAAGTTAAAATCTGGAAAATGTCCAACTAATTCTTTTTTTATAGTATCTTCTTGTTGGCCAGAACTTAATAAAATATCAGAAAAACAACCAAGATAACTGTGATTATTTTTAAGTAAATCATTTGTATAACTTATCATGTCAAACATATTATATTCAACAGTTGATAATTGATTATTAACAAGCCACTTGCCTAATTTGTACCCGTAAGACCCTGGTGCAAACGCAATTATTATCCATTTATCATTATCTATTAGATCGTTAATCATGACAGATCCGTTACCTTTAAATATTTAAGAGTTTCTTGTAGTAGACTAATTTGTCTACGACAGTCTTCCAGCGCATGATGGCTAGTTGGGGGCTTAGGCAATCCTGGCCATAATCCAAACACAGTTCTAGTGTCACGGACGTTGTAATATTGCCAAGGTATGGGGTTACCATAACTCTTGTAGGCATGTTCTAGAATTGTACAATCAAATGTTGGACCTTGGCAATACAAAAATTTACTGGTCCAAATTAGTTTGCCTAATTCATCTAGTGCCTGATCTAACGGAATACGATCTTCTTCAGCAAATGCTTCGTCTCGTGCATCAGCAGGCTGGGTCGCCCACCAATTTAAAGTACTATCATCAATGGTTCGATTTTCCTGACTTTCTAATGAAACTCTAGCATAGTAATATTGTTTATAGTACCCGGTACCCAAGGGGTCAAATGATTGGGCGGCTATAGTTAAAATAGTAGCAGCAGGTGCTATACCAATGGTTTCGATGTCAATCATTAATGAGCTCATATTAACATTATATGCTAATATCTAAAAAATATCAACTGTTATGATAAATAAAAGTGCCGATCGCGATACTGGACATATCCACCGGCTCTAACAGTTTATAAGGAACTATCAGCATGAATACTTATCCACTTAGATTTTATGTTTACGCATATCTGCGTAAATCAGATCTAACTCCGTACTATATTGGAAAAGGCACAGGAAGTAGAGCCTGGGCCAAACAGCACAATGTCAAAATTCCCACAGATAAACATCGTATTGTTATAATTGAAAATAACTTAACAAACATCGGTGCCCTTGCCATTGAGAGACGATTGATAACATGGTATGGCCGTAAAGATTTAGGTACAGGTATTTTACGAAATATGACCGACGGTGGTGATGGAAGTTATAATACAATACCATCAGAAAAAAGAAAATTAGCCTGTATTAAATCTAATAGAGAAAGAATCTGGAATGCTACATCTAAAGATAAACTTAGAAAAGCCAATCTTGGAAAAACTTATTCGGTAGCAACCAATTCTAAAAAAGGTACTACTAAGGATCAGCACTGGGTGCATAATGCATACAAATCAATTCGCGTTACCTCTGACAATCTTGAAACGTTTCTAATAGAAGGATGGTCAAGAGGTAGGCCAAAATATCAATGTTTACATTGTAAAAAATCTTTTGATCTTATGAACTACAAAAAATATCACAACGATAATTGTAAGTTAAAAATTTAACCAATAACCCAATATAAAGGCTGACTGCCATCCACATAATTCTTGAGATCATTGATACAAAATTCCATTATGGCTTTGCCTTCGGCCTTCATTGCAGTTCCATTCAATGTACTTCCACCTTGTGGGCCAGCGATTGTGCCAAATTTTTCACGTGCTTCGCCAATGATCATTTTACAATTTCCAACCATAAAATCACGTATCCACTGTGATATTTGCGGGTCGCTCAGTAAATTAAATTCAGGTTTGTAGTTGTAAGTCCACAGCAATACCGATTCGCCTGTGCCTTTGGGGTCACGAATCAACTGTAGTTTTTTGGTCACAGGGTTAAATGTATAGTTCATGTAGGCACCAAACATACGTCCAGCAAGTTCCACATACTGACTGTAGAAATCGTAGGTGGCAAGGCCGCCTGCCACATTGAAATTCATCAAATACACATTCATACTGGCCTGGCTAAACGGATCAAAATTGCTGGCAAATGGGCCGGTGGAATCGCCGAATGTTCTACGAAAAATCTGTCTGACACTTTGTACTTCTTGCGGCAAATCGTATATGTTAACGTTGGTCACAAGTTCCATGAAACTGTAACTTTCTTCATAGGCATTTTGTGCTCGTTGACGATAATTGCCTATCGTAGAACGATATGCAGTTTCGTAGTGTTCAGCGTCTAGTTCAATGTCAATAATGCCATCACCCAATTGGTGACGTATATAAGTAAAAAGATTTTGTTTTAGTGTGTCTAGCGATGATTCTGTTTGAATGCCCATTGGAACTCCAGTTCCTATTATTTATGGATGATTTTGAAAGAACCGATAGAGTTTTTGCGTTTGTTTGTGGCAAATATCTGTGTATTTGAAAAAGTACTAGGACAAAATTTACATTGTGAGATGACATTGTCAATATTGTTGATAAATTCCACACCACGCTCATCAAATTCATCGATGCTCAATGGTTGATAACTGTTTAACAATTCACGATCTTTGTCGGAAATATCCAAAGGATACTGTTGATCAAATTCTGGTAATAGTGCCACTGGGCCACACTTGTATAATTTCCCACGAATAAAATGATAATTTTTATATTTTACAAATCCACAGTCACGATGGGCTAGTTCGGGATCATTGTCATGCAATGTTAGTTTTCCATTGTTACCAGCACGGATGGATATATTGTAAAAACTATCTTGTATTGAAGCAGACACCTGTACACGATTGTGGTCGCAAAAACCATAATCGCTGCCAAATGTAGTTGATTTTCCTGTATGATCTAATAGATTTTTATCATCCGAAAAACGGATAGGATCTTTAAGAAACGTCCTAATATTTTGAAAATGATTTTCCAGGTCATGCACATTGTGAATACTGACTTGCACCCAAGATCCGGTCTTTCTAATTGTGTCATACAAGCCCGGAACCAAATTTAAATGTGCCCCATTCGTGACAATCTGCACTTCTCGCCATAATTCTTTTATACCTAAAATCCAGTCGCAGATAGACGGATTCAACAAAGGTTCGCCGCCCAGTAGTACAATATGTTTTATATCTATTTTTCTTGCCCATTTTGCATAGATATCTTTGTAGTCGTTCCAGTCTTGCCACCCTTTGAAGTTGTAATTATTGTACCGATTGCAATCTTTGCAAGTTAAATTACAAACATTGGTTATATAAAATTCTATTTTTGGAACAACAATACGTGTATCAACAGTCATTGCCTATTTACCACACTCGAAGTATGATCAAATTCTCAGTGCCACGTCCGTTGAATGCGACCTCGGTTGCCCGGATATCCTTGTAGAACTTACGAGCCGCAGGCTTGCCCACTGCACCTATGCCTTTCAATTGCTCTGCGGGTTTGCGCAGAGTTTTCTGCTGAGTTTCCACGGTACTAAATCCAATTATACTGTTGTTTTTAACGGTAAATGTTTTACTGTAGTCGTCAGCCACAAGATGAATCAACTTGCGTTTTTTAGTATCGTAAAGCCAAGCTTCAGATTTTTCAATCAGTTGACTAGGCGCTAAACTTTTCAATTTAAGTTCAGCAAATTCTGCCATGAACTTGAATTTGCTGGCCTGTTTTTCAGGACTCACTGCTTTTTTCTTGCGTGGTTTGCGTTCGACTTTTTTAATTTGAATATATGCACCGCAATCGTTGATCACGGTTTCGCAAAACTTTAGCACATTACGCAATTGAATTTTAGAGAGGTGTCGATAGCCTTCGGTCAACTGGGAGTCTTTGCCTGCAGCTACTTCCTCAAACTCTACCTGACGAGCTTTCCAAATCTCACTCAAAGTACTGATCATTTGTGGTGCTATGTTCAGGCCACGCATCAGCACAATGGGTTTGAAGTCTGCTGACATTTTGGCACCAGAAGCAATGAACTCGTCGAACATTCCATCTAGCTCGCCGGCACACTCGCTGACCTTTTCACGCAACCGATCTTGAATTGTCACGCGAGGTATTTCTTCTACCACAACTTCGGCAATTTCTTGCGGCTTTGATTGTACGCATTCTTTCAGCATAGTATCAAGTTTGATCTGTTCGTGCTCATTTAGTTCTAATCCCACCATGCTCATACGGCACAACCACCCAGTGGTCAGTCTGATATTAGAGTCACTCACACCACGGAGTAGTCGTACATCTGCTTTGCGTCCATGCAATTCCAAATAGTTCACAATCATTTCTCTAGCGTCTTTTTTGCCGTAGAAATAATTATACCACGAGAATGCCTTGCTTAGTGCACTCACACGTTCTTCAATGGGCTGGATTCGCCAAGTGGGTTCTGTGCCCATAACATTAGTGTCAGAGCTTTTGGGATTTAGCAGTCGAATTGTTGATTGTTTTACAGCATTCATGCTGGCTCCTTGAAATTAAAAGTTCTAACCCATTCAAAACGAGTGCTGGCAGGCACCCACC